ATCTAGTGCGCTTTTTTCTTTTGGTTCTTCGCTTAATTCAAGTCCTGTTTCTTCTTGTACTTGTTCCGTAGTTTGTGCGTTTTCTAAATCCGTAAATTCTAAAGGCTTCAAAGTTCTAAAGAATAAATTCAAGCTTACGCCGTTAAACGCTAGTATTTCTTCAAATGCATCTAGTAGAATTTCTTGAATAGGCTTTATAACCATATTATTAAACAATACAAAGCTGCTTTCTAATTCATCGCTGTTAGAACTAAAGCCGTTGCTGTTAGCTACTCCGAAAAGTAAAGGCGATGTTACAGAGTGTCCTAGCATTATTTTACGCATTGCTTCTTCGCTTAACGTTGAGTACAAGTCAGGTGCATCGTTTACAGGCATAGAATCTACTGTAGTTTTAGAATCTGCGTTGTTGTTAAATGCTACTATTACCTTTTCGCCTTGCGTTCCTGTAAGTTGTGAAAGAACTTTGTTCTTAATCATTGTTTGCTGTTCTTCACTTGGTACGCCGTTATTAAAGTTTATTACAGCCCTTCCTGAAAAGCCGCAGTTTACTTCGTTAATTAAGTATTCGCTTATGTTTTCTTCTAGTTGTGCATATGGCAAAGCGCCGTGATAGTCTACATAAGAATAGTACTTCATTCCTACTGAATAAGGTCTTATGTACATTATTTCAATAGCTTCTTTTGAATAGCCAAAAGCAGGAATTCGTTTAGGCGGAAATTTTTTAGTGTCTTCCCAATTATCCGAAAAGTAGTAAGCTTCTACTTCGCCTTTTTCGTTGCATTTTTCAGCCCTTAAAAGTTGAATAGGAACGTGGTAAACGGATTTTATTTTCTTTCTATCTGCGGTGTAGATAAGTTGTACAGCGCATTGCCCTAACATCTTTAAATCGCTTACTAAATGTCTTACGCAATCCTTAGAAAACAAAGCCATCATTTGCGCGTATTCGTTAGGCTTTCTAGATGCATCTGTAGCCGAAAGTCCTCGTCCGTAAATTAAGCGCGTACAGCTGTTTATTATGGCGTTATTCGTTGTACTATTCGTGTATCTATCAATCAAGTATTGGAAGTAGTCGTTGTCTTCGCCGTATTCTACCCATTCGTGGCGTTTAGATTCTTTTATTTCAGGCTGTGAATAGCTGCTTAAATTTAAAAAGTGTAGGTTATTCATAAACTATAAAATCGTTGTTAGAAGTGTGTGAAGTGTACTGCCCATCGTTTACGCTGTAAGTTACTACGCTTTGATTAGTACAAAATACTTTGTCTTTGTAGACTATTTCAGTTCCGTCTTTTAGTACAAGGTCATAAAATCTACCTTGTTTTAAATCAAATATTGCGCTTATAGTGTGGTAATAATCGCCTTGAACGCTGCTGTTTATAGTTACTTGCACTTCTGTATTGTTTTGGTCGTCTCTTAAAAACATAGAATCGTAAACTTCAGTTCTTGGAATAAAACTAAAAGTTTGTTCGCTTGCTGTTTCTTGTAAGACTATCATACTTTAAAAACTTAAAATTCGTGTTTTTGTTTCTGCAAAAAAAAAAGCGCAGTCCGAAAACTACGCTCTTTCTAGTTGTTAGTCAGTTACTAGGAAGTAACGATTGTAGCGTCTGTTCCACCTGAAGCAAACAAAGTAGCTAAAGCTGCTTCTGTTGAACAATCCAAGAAGTTAGCAGGAGAAACTTCCATCGCCGCAAATGTAAGGCTGTAGCCGTTAAAGTCTCCTAAAGCAGAACCGCTTGAAACAGTACCGCCTGTTACATCGCTTCCTTGGTCAAGTCCCATTAAGAAAAATTGGTCAGTCATTGAACGAACAACAATTCTAGGTCTTCCAAAAGCCAAAAGCTTCACGTTCTTATGTGTAGCTATGTCTTGTCTTTTAAGTTGAATTGCTAGTGTTTGCTCAAAGAAAGTAGTTCCGTTTTCTCTTGAAGAATTAATAGTAGTTTCGAAAGAATTGTTTCCTTTCAATTCGTATTTATACAGGTTAATAGGGGAAGCAGGCGCCCAAGTGTCTATTAAGTCTGTGTTTGTAACGTCGTATGTTACATCGTCTGAATCTAAATCGTCGTAATTGATGAAATAAACCGCTTTCAGTCCTGAAACCGAATCTTTACATTCTTCAATTCTGCCGTTTGTAATATCGCAAGCCATTGTTTTATGTTTTTTAAAGTTATAAAAAAAGGGTGGCGTTTATTTCACCACCCTCGTTAATTATCTATTCTAGTTATTAGTTAGCAGAGTTTACGATTCCGTAAGTAACTAGGTCTTCTACGTTAGCGTATTGCGCTCCTGCAGCCATTCTCATAATCATTCTTACGTTTTGGCTTCCGTCGATGTCTGCCATATCAATTACTCTTACTTCTTGAGTATCCGAAAGTAGCGAGCAGCCAAAGAACAAGTTAGATTTTTCAGCAGCTAAAGCAGTATTGTCAGCAAGTCCGTTACCAACAAACAATTTAACGCCATCAAAAGAAAGGCTTCCGTTGTTGTACCATTGTGTACCCATATTGTTAGTACCATTAGCACCCAATCCTGAAGCACCGAATCCACCTAACGCTCTTACATACGCTCTAGCGATGTTTTGAGAAATGTAGATATGTAAATCGTCTTTTCCGTAAACTGCAGAAGGAATAGCGTCTACGATTTTTCCTAATTCATCGATTACGTTAGCAGCAGTTACAGTAGTTCCTGTTACTTCTTGTGCAGCAGGTAAAGCAGCGTCTAAAGCTACTTGAGTCATAATTCCGTCATAGTCTCCTGATACTGCAGAACCGCCTGAACCTACGCCTCTCCAAAAGCTAATTTCGTTTCGTTGTGCTACTTTAGCAGCTGTGTAACCGATTAAGTAGTCAGCGAAAGATTTAGGCAAAGTGTCGAAAGAAGAATAACCTTGCTCGATTCCTTGCCAAGTGTTATGAAACTCCTGCTTACACAAAGATAGGTTTACTTGTAGGTCTTTAACTTCTAGAATTCTTTCAGTCAAAGTCACGGTTCCTGATGCAGTAAAGTCGCAAGACGCATCTTTCAAAATATCGTCTGTGCTTAACTTTTGCATTACTTGTTTAAATTTAACGTTAGGAAGTACTTCTACTCCTCCGTTTTCGATAGTTGGTGCGCTCAATAAAGCAGCGCTTACATACTTGCCTGCGAACTCGCCTGCATAAGTTGTAGTAATTGATGGATTACCTGTTGCCATTTTGTTTTGTTTTTAGTTAATTATTAGTTTTTATTTTTCAAATTTTTCAAATATGCTTTCTAGTGTAGATTTAGCACCTTTTTTAGCGAATTTATATCCGTATTTTTCTTCCTTGTTTTCAGGATTCCAAACGATAGGCGCTACTTCTTCCGAAAGTTCAGTTTTTTCTTCAGTAGCTTCAGTAGTAGCTTCAGTAGTGTTTTCAGTATTGTCTTCATTTTCTACTTTGCTTAAAGTTTCTAGTTTAGCTTTTAATTCTTCGTTTTCTTTTTTCAAAGCTTCCATTTCCGAAAAGAAAGTTTCTTTAACGATAGACTCTACTGTTTTCTTGATAGGTTGAGAAACTTCAGCTTCCATTTCTTCTTCTTTCTTCGCTTCTTCTTCTACAGGCGCTTCTTCTTCAGCAGGTGCTTCTTCTTCTTTCGCTTTCATTTCTTTAATGATTCCTTCTTCTTCGATTACCATAATCATTCCGTCTTCCATTTCGTATTCGCCTACAGGAACAGGAATTTTTTGTTCGTCTTCTGTTACTACTACTACTTCATTTTCTGCTTCGAAAGATTCAGCTTCTACTTTAGTTACGCCATCTCCCATCATCATTGTAGCAAGTTCTACTTCCATTCCTAGAAGCGTTCTTACTTTGTTTAAGATTTGATTTGCTTTCATTTTATTTATTTATTCGTGTTTTTATCGTAATTCTTTGGCATATTCTTTAGCAATTTTTTCAAGTCTTTGACTTTCTTTTAAAGCTGTTTCAAGTTTTGGAATTGGTATGCCTAAACTGTCAGCCATATCTATAGTTTTAACCGCTTCTTTACTTACTTTTGAAAATAAATCAGCAGCATCAATATATTTTCTTGCTGCTTCTACTCTTATTTCGCTTGCCTTATCAAATTCCTTTAAAGCATTGTCATACATTTTTAAATTGTCATCTATTACACCAAGTTCTACTTTGTGTTTAGCTAATTCTGTTTTGTCTTCTGCAATCTTCGAAAAGACGGATTTTAATGTATTCATAACTTATTAACTTTTTAATTATTTATTTGTTCCATTTTTATACGTTGCCTATGCCCTGTGCTTGTAGACTTCCATCACAACATTTAGCGCTGTATTTTCCGTCTTTACATAGGCAGCCACGTTTACCGCCTTTAGGGCTTGACTTGCTTGGAATGTATGTTTTCTTATTCTTCATTCCTTATTTGTTTTAGTTTTCTTTGCGCCCATTCTATACCTTCATCGCCTCCCCAAGCTAACCACATTAAACGCCCACAGCCGTCTCCTAGTTCTT